TTATTGATGTAATCATTTAAACTATGGTAAATTTTTTCACGGCGGAAGAACTTGTAGAAAACTATGAGAAATTTCGTAAACTAATCAATCAAACCTTTACCGGTGAACGATTGGATGCTCTCAACAAAATGTACGACCATTTTGAGGAGCGTATGATTTATACCCCAGCATCTTCAACCGAGCATTTTCATAATGCTTTTCCTGGCGGATATGTAGACCACGTTCTTCGTGTGACTCGTAACGCTTTAAAGGTATATGATTTATATACTGAATTGGGTATGGGTATGAATGATTACACTCGTGAAAATTTAATCTTTACAGCACTTCACCACGACTTGGGTAAGTTAGGAACTCCATCTGAAGACCTATACATCAAGAATGATTCCGAGTGGCATGTAAAAAACCAAGGTAAGATTTATAAGTACAATCCAAATATCCATTGGATGTCTTTAAACGATAGAACTTTTTACAATCTAAACTACTTTGGTATTAAGTGTACGGAAGAGGAGTGGATTGGTATTAAACTTACCGATGGATTGTATGATGAAAATAACAAGGAGTATTTCATCAAGTTTGATAAAGACCAAGCAATCAAAACATCGCTTCCGTTTATTATGCATACGGCAGATTTGTTTGCTGCACGATTTGAGAATGAACGATGGATTAAAGAAATGCAACCACAAAAATCAACTCGTAGTGTAACGAATGGTAGACCTGCTATTAAAGCATCAAAATTATCTGATACCTTTCAGACGAGTGGTACGTTTACAACAACAAATGTGTTTGATGCTTTTAAAGATGTAATTGAGGATTAATATGATTTGGATTATTTTTATTTTATTGTCAGCGTGTGTAGCCCTTGGGTATGCTGTTAGAAATTTGTTAAAAAAGTATGAAGCCCTTGAAGCGGAGTTTGAAGATTTGACTGAAACGTATGAACAAGCCGAAGTTCAGTTGTCTGATATGGCTGGTCATATTGACAACGCTTTGGCTCGTATGAAGGATATTGATAAGATTGGTTCGTTTGAAGCTGATGATGAAACTGGCTATGTGTTTAAAGAAATGTATGAAATCGTACAACAATTAGAAGATTATTACAATGGCCAGAAAAGCGAAGAGTAAAAGATACTTCACCCAAATTACGGAAATGGCTATCAACGCCTATAACCGATGTGATGACCAACGATTAAAAAATAAAATCTATAATAGGTTTATTCACTATCCCTTTGATAAACTTGCAGAGAATGTAATTCACACCTACAAGACATATTACTTTGATGTTCCGTATGAAGATGTTAAGATGAATGTGGTTGCGTTTCTAAACGAGAAGATTCATAAGTTCAACGGAGATAATGGTCGGGCGTTTTCTTACTTTACGGTAATTGCACGAAACTATCTATTCAATGAGAACAATCAGAACTACGCGAGAATGAAGGCTCAGACCGATGTTGATTCTATTGATAATGAGCGTGATGTAGTCAACGAAACTTATATTGCACAAAATTTGGAGTTTCAATCTGACTTTATGGATTTCTTTGGAGATTATATGGATTTTCATATGAAGCGCTTGTTTCCCAAAGAACGAGACCAAAAAATTGCCGACTCTTTGAATGAGTTATTTAAACACCGAGATAATCTCTATTCCTACAACAAAAAGGCATTATACATACTTATTAGAGAAAGAACTGGAGTATCAACTCAATACATTACAAAGATTGTTGGTAGATACAAGGTAATTTACGCAGAATTATATTCTGATTATAGTAAGGGAACAATAAAAAACTTAAATCATCGTATAGAGGAATTCAATGCATAAAGATGATGAAATCTTTAAGGGTAAAACTTTTTCGGATTTGATGTCTGACATCTATAACAATTCAAAAAAGAAAGACCGACAAATTAAATTGCTAATCGCCCAACTTGAACCTATGGTAAAAAGTGTGGGCGATGCTGCTGCGGTAGTACCCTTAATTAGAGAATATTTGGATGTGTCGGTTAAAAACGATGATGCCCTAATTAAACTTGCAGCAATCGTTCAACGAATGATGAAAAATGAATCCGATGCTGAAGGTGGTGGATTATTACTTTCAGAGGATGAAAAGAAACAACTTATGCAAGCTATGGAAGAAGTTGAAAAAGACCTTCCTAAAGATGATGAGGATGATTTGTGATATTTGGTACGGTAGAAAATATAGTATTGGATGATAAAGACTCTGAAAAGTTATATAAAATTTATGTAGCAACTACCACAGGTCTTACAGGTAATACCATTGAAGCATATCCACTTGATATGACTTCTAAAAAGATTCCTGTTATTGGTGAACAAGTGATGGTGGTATTGGGTTCTAATGCTGATGCTAACTCTCAAAAAAGGTCATCAGTTAGAAATTATTATATTTCAACGGTTGGTATTCAGTCAAACATAAATCATAACGCATTACCAAAACTTAATAGTAAATCATCCGTAGGGCTTGGTAATATAGACGGTGCTTTTGCTGGTGTTTCCACCACACGATTTTGGTAATGGGTTTGTTGAATTAAAAAACTTATCTCAATTACAACCCTACCTTGGTGATGTTATTTTTGAAGGTAGATTTGGTCAGTCAATTCGTTTTGGATATACTCCACGAAATACAAAAAGAACTAATAGTTTGGTAAGTGGTGCTACAATTGAACCAAGTTGGACATCACCACGACCTGAAGCTCCAATTACAATTATTAGAAATGGTGTTGGATTTTCTCGTGGATATAATAAATTTGTAGTTGAAGATATAAATCGTGATGACTCATCATTGTATTTAACATCACAGCAAAAACTACAAATTAAAACAAGACCATTTTCAGTTGGTGTATCTCCAAGTGGAATTTATCAAAACCCACAAGCGGTATTAAACTCTGACCGAGTTTTAATCAACTCAAAAAAAGATGGAGTTCTTATTAGTGGTGAAACGGGAGTTTATGTTTCTACTCCAAGTTGGAAAGCTGATATGGACAAGATGTTTACTCAAATAGATGAACTTAAAAAACAAGTTCAGGAAATAAACATTGTTTTAAGCCAGTTAGGGCCCGCTTTACAAAGTGCTGCAAATGGGGGTGGTCCTGTTCCAACATTAGTAGCTGTGGCTCCAACTATTATCACAAAAGCGGCTCAGATAAGCGGTAAGTTAGTTAAAATAACAACCGAACTACAATTGATGAAAAACTGATATTTATTACTATGGATACAAATAAACTATTTAAAGCAATTCAAATCATTGTCCAAGAGGAAGTGAAGAAGGAAGTGGCCAAGAGAGAAAAAGCCATTCGTGAATCTATTTTGAAAGAAATTAAATCAAAGCCAATTCAAAAATCAACTCCAAAGGTTGAGGCTGACCCATTAGAGGTAAGTCACATTTTTGAATCTCAAACACCAAAGAAAAAGTCTGGTCCAAAATTTGAGGGTAAATTTGCATCTCTACTTAATGAAACTGCTGATGGTGGTGAGTGGAGAAGTATTAATTCTGCTGGTGGTGCTTTCAACTCAAATCAAGCAATGGCTTGGGGTGGTATGAATCAAACCCCAGATGTTTTACAAACAGCAGAAGGTAGAGCGGTATCTGTTGAGCAACTACAACAAACCGACGCTGGTAAAGCGGTTGTAGATGCATTAACACGAGATTACTCCGGATTGATGAAGGCGATTAACGCCAAGAAAGGTAGATAATGGCTGTTCGTAAGGAATGGAAAATAAATCCAATTGATTTAAAAAAGAATATTGCCGTTGGTGTTAAATTACCATTTGGCGGTGCTGGTATTTTCCAATTATCTTACACTACTGAAGAACAAGCTATTTCTAATTTAAAAAATTTGGTATTAACTCGTAAGGGTGAACGACCATTCCAACCTCTTTTTGGAACCGATGTTTATTCTCTTTTGTTTGAACAAATGGGTGGTTTTATTGAAGATAATTTAAAATCATCTATCAAAGAAGATATAAATTTTTGGTTACCTTATATTTTATTAAGTGATGTTATTGTAGACGCTAATCCTGATTACAATAGAGTTAATATATCACTTAATTTTACAGTAACCGAAACTGGTGCAAACCAAACTATAACATTACAAGTAGACCAACAGGGTGGTCTAACTATTGCTTAAGGAATATAAATGGCTGATAAGGTAAATAAAGAAGTAAGTTTAATTGGTAGGGACTTTGGTGATTTCCGTAAGAACCTTATTGACTTTGCTAAAAATTACTTCCCCGAAACATACAATGATTTCAATGAATCATCTCCGGGTATGATGTTTATGGAAATGGCATCATATGTGGGTGATGTTCTTTCTTATTACACCGATGTTCAGTTAAGAGAATCTATTCTTGAACAAGCTCAAGAAAAGGGTAATGTATTTCTCATCTCTCAAGCAATGGGATATACACCCAAACTTAATGTTCCAGCTACAACGGTTTTAAGTGTTTACCAAATCGTTCCAGCACAAGGTAGTGGTGATAATGTTAGTCCTAATTTTGATTACTCTTTAAAAGTCAAAGAGGGTATGAAGGTCAACTCTGCTACAAATAATGAGATTCAGTTTTCAACAACTCAAAAAGTAGATTTTGCTTTTTCATCTTCATTTGACCCAACCGAAGTGACGGTTTATCAAATTAATGAAACCACATCCGAACCAACATATTACTTACTAAAAAAATATGTTAAAGCTGTTAGTGGTGAGGCTGTAACACAAGACTTTACTTTTACCTCTCCAAAGATTTACGACAAGATTCGTATTGAGGCTGAAAACTTAATTGATGTTGTAAGTATTGTTGATGATAATGGTGATACTTGGTATAAAGTTCCGTATTTGGCTCAAGACACTATTTTTGAACAAGTTCCTAATACATCTGCGTATTCTTTGAATTACAATTTATACGCAGGAGAAACCCCATATCTTTTAAGATTAAAAAAAGTTCCAAAAAGATATACAACGCGTGTAGAAGAAGACGGTTCAATTACCATTCAGTTTGGTGCTGGTATTTCATCAAACGCTGATGAAGAAATCTTACCGAACCCAGATAATGTGGGTTCAGCACTTTACCCAGCAAGTGGTGACCTTGACCAAGGTATTGACCCATCAAACTTTATGTATTCAAAAACATATGGTGTAGCGCCATCCAACACAACCCTAACTGTAACATATCGTATTGGTAATGGTGTATTGGATAATGTACCATCAAGGGATTTAACTGATATTGATACGGTCATTTTTGAAAATCAAAATACTTCGGCTTTAAACGCCGGAACCTTACAAGTAGTTCAAAATTCAGTTGCTGTGACTAATGAGTCTGCTGCTGGTGGCGCTAAATACGAAGAAGACATCAACCAAGTTCGCCAGAACGCAATGGCTTACTTTGCTGCTCAAAATAGAGCGGTGACCAAAGAAGATTATGTTTTAAGAGCATATGCTTTACCACCACAATTTGGGTCGGTTGCAAAAGCGTTTCTTGCGCCTGATTGGCAAGTTCAAACTTTACTTGATGATGGACCTGACCCAATTGCAAATCCACTAGCATTAAATCTTTATGTGTTAGGTTATGACAATGAAAAGAAATTAAAAAACCTAAATACAGCAACCAAGGAAAACTTAAAGAATTACTTGTCTTACTATCGTATCTTAACTGATGCTGTAAACATTAAAAACGCATACATAGTAAATGTTGGTATTGAGTTTGAAATTATCGTATTACCAAATTACAACTCAAATGAAGTTCTTTTAAAATGTATCAACGCATTAAAAGATTACTTTAACATTGATAAACGACAAATCAACCAACCAATTATGTTATCAGAACTTTATGTTCTTTTAGATAGAATTGATGGTGTTCAAACTGTTGTACGACCTGATAGAGATGGTATGGGTGGTTTACAAATTGTAAATAAATGGGGTGGTGTATATTCTGAAAACAAATACAGCATTTCTAACGCAACAAAACAAGGAGTTGTATATCCACCAAAAGACCCATCAATTTTTGAAATTAAATACCCTGACCTTGATATTAAAGGTAAGGTAGTCCCAATGACATATTAAGAGGTAGAAAATGATTTATAGAATTTATCCAAAAAAAGACGCCACGATTTACGAGGATACTGCTCGTAAAAACCAAAATACTGGCAAGGATGAGATTCTTGAAGTTGGTAAGTTTTACGACCCCACCAACTCATCTACCTTAATTGGTAATAGTAGAGTCTTGATTCAGTTTGACCTTGATAATATTTCAAGTCTAATTTCAAGTGGTGATATTAGTGGTAGTATCAAATATTATTTAAATTTGGAATCTACCGAAGAAAAAGAAATCGCTTCAAATTATACCTTGTATGTTTACCCTGTAAAAGAACAATGGTTAGAGGGTATTGGTAAGGAATCTGATACTCCACATAACGAAGTTGATGTATCTTGGGTATATCGTATTAGTGGTTCTACTTGGGATGTTGAAAACGAAACTGTAAACAAACCAACAAATCCCGAAACCATTGCAAACCTATTATCTTCTTACACATTTGCGTCATCTATTGACCCATTTGTATTAGACCCATCTCAAAGTATTTTAGGAACCGATGGAACCTCACCATCACTTTCAATTGAAAATGGGAGAATGAAACTTTCCGGTGCTAATTATGGTGGTGGAACTGCTGTTTTGAGTGCTTCTTTACTTGGTGGACAGGAGTATACTATTACATTTGAAATCAATCCAAGTACATTAAGTGGAGTTGATTTTAGAGTGGGTTATAATGGTGGGTATTTGACAAATTTAACAAATTATACACAATCAATTGTTGCCGCTTCCACACAATCGGTAAAGTTTACACCAAATACCACAGGCACATATGAAGTATCTTTAACATTCTTTGATAGAAATGGTTTAAATGGTTCTGTGGGATATGTTGATAATTTTTACATCTATGGCACCCCACCATCTGGTACTCTAATTTGGGATACATACGCAGTTGTTGGGGTTAGTTCGGTTTACTATTTAAATAATGTAATTAGTGGTTCAAATTTTGAAATACCTACAACTTTTGTAAGTGAATCCAAGTTGTATTTATCCGCTTCAAACTTTGGTGGTGCATCGGTAAATAGAAATTATGATATGTATGCTGGAGTTGAATACACCTCCAGCTTCTACTTTAATACCGGGTCGGGTCTTCATAATTTAAAATATCAAGTCATTGAACCTGATGGTCGTGAAGAGATATTTGAACTACTGAACCAATCTGGTCCATACACTCAAAGTTTTACCGCTGACCAAAATGGTGAATACTCATTTAGATGGTCTTACTACGCA